TATGTCAATCGATGTTAAACCATGTGATTGGGTATTTGGATTCTTTTTAGATGGACCAGTAAAACAACAGCCGGTTATTGTTGGCGTTTATCCTGGCATCAATAGGGCAATCTGTGATAGTTCAATGGGATTTAGTCCACAATTAACTCCAGCACAATTAAGTTCAGAACCAGCTCCACCAGCGGGTATAACAGCAAATGGAAATACTTTAGATTTACCGTCAACTGGTTCGCCACAAATGTGCCGGGGCAATTTAACTGGAACATTGATTGCTCAGACAAATGCGGCAGTTGTTCATTCTTGTGACATTGCAACACAATTAAAAAGATCGGTGTTGTGGGAAAAGTTAAAACATTCTAGACTTGTTCAAGCAATTCGTGATCTTATTGAACGCATAAAGAAAGCCCTTGGTTTTAGTCCTGATGCGATATCTCAGCGATACATTGAGATAGCACAATGGATAGCAGGAAAATTAAAAACTTTAAGCAAAATGTTAAAAGAGTTTAATGATTGGGCAGCAATCAGTATTGAGTATGCCAAAACATTACGTGCAATTATTGATTGGATCATGAGCTTACCCGCAAGACTGAAAGCAGCATTACAGGAATGCTTACAGCAATTTTTAAAGGGTATTACTAGTGCTGTATCTGATGTATTAAGTCTTCCTGGTGCTGAAAATACACCAGAGAATGCTTCTTTAACAGATGCACTTAAGGATGTCAAAACAAGTTTTGAATCATTGGCTGTGCAGACTAAAATTACTTTACAATTGCCATCTCAAGTTTTAACTGCAATAACAACACCAGCATCATCAAAAGATATTGCTGCATTGGATAGTGTAGTAGCAGATTTCATTTCCGATAAAGCAAAAGAAAATGAAAATGTTATAACCGATCCACTAAAATCGCTTACTCTAGCATAATATGGCAAAAATACCAGCAGGACCAGGCGGACAATATACTTGGTTAGAACCTGAATCTCCAGCAAATCTGGATGAGCAACCCGTATATCCACATAATCATGTATGGGAAACACGTTCTGGACATTCTATAGAAATGGATGATACGAAAGACCGTGAGAGAATTCGGATTCAACATCGAAGTAAAACTTTCACTGAAATGCATCCTAATGGCGATGAAGTCCATAAAGTATGGGGTGACAATTATGAGATTACGTTGGGCAGAAATAATGTCTACATAAAAGGACATTGTGTCGTTACTATTGAAGGCGATTCTGTTGTTAATGTTAAGGGCAACAAATACGAAAAAATAGAAGGTGATTTCATCCAAGAAATTTCTGGTAGATATATCTCAAACATAAAACAAGATACAAGTATCATCTCAAATGGTGATATGTCTATTGGAGTTGGTGATCCCGTTACAGGTGAATTAACAATTAGAAATGGCGACCGCACTCAGATTGTTGGCGATTTATCAGTGACCGGTTCAGTGACGGCTACAAATCTTAATGCTGAAACTAAAGTGAATGCTGGCACAGGTGTTACTGCTGGCATACTTGGCTTTGTTACTGAATCTGGTGGTGTTAGTGTCGGTATACCAGTCAGCAGTCCAGTTGGAACAATAAATGCTGCTCTTAGTGTTACTGCCGGTCTTTCCGTAACAGCACCGTTTATCACTGGTGGTATAGTTAGTGATATGGCTGGCACTATGATGGGAATGAGAATGGTATATAACTCCCATTTTCACTATGCGCCATTTGGTCCAACAAGTTCACCAATCGTACCAATGACTTTATTATGAGGGTAATTTATGGAAAATGCTAATGTATTTACTAGGTTAAGTTTTAATTTTGATCCAGCTCGATTTGGAGCTTCAAATTATTTACCCAATACCACAATAAATTTCTTAGATCACAATCCAGTAAATATGAAGGATTGGCAGAAGACAGCACTTGCCAACGGATCAGTAATCAAGAGTGAATATTATAGAGATCCAACAATTAACGTAGTAACATCACTCCTATCTAACGCAAATACGTATTTAATAGGGTTAAATACAATCACTTCATTTGATGGCGGCGCAACTGGTCAACAATTAGTAAATGTTGCCAGTCAATTAGTCAACAATACTATTGTGATGTTTAAAAAACACACATCAAATATTTCAGGACTTACTACAGCTACACCAGTTTTTGGTGCTAGTGCAACATCAGAATTTCCAGATTATGACACAGCCACGGGTATTGGTCAAGAACTTTTGTTAATTTTGAATACTACAGATCAATTAGCAAATGCTGTTCCTTTGCTCGGTAACTTTACCAGTCTTTTCATTAATGACGATATCTCGGCAAATACATTAAATATCGTAAGTGACATAATTACGGTCCAAAATTCTTTATACCTTGATGCTAACTCAAACGTTTGTTGCAATTTGTCTACAGGTGCTTTAACTACATTGGTGGCTAGAGCAGAAAGTGCTAATAATCTTTTATCATCTAGAAGAACACATGATGTTAATTTTTACAGGAACAGTTTGTCTATTATTAGTGATTATAGAAAAATTGATAGACTAGGCAGAGTTGGAAATACACAGAATTATTTGATCACGAACTATATTGGCACAGACAATTATATTGAAAAATTACAGGCGAATACTTAAAAAGGTATCATAAATAAGCCATGGCAACCGTAGTCACTCAAACATTAAAACGATATAAAGATTTGGATTTGAATTTTCAAGTTCATCCAATCAAAAAAGATATCAATAAAACTCTTGATGAAAGGGCAGTAATCTATGCAGTCAAGAATTTAATTTTGACTAATCACTATGAACGTCCATTCCATCCAGAGATTGGTTCAAATTTAAACAAACTCATGTTTGAGAACATGGATTCCATCACAGTAAGTGTGATGAGAAAAGAATTTGAACAGGTAATAAAGAATTTTGAGCCTAGAGTAAACATAAAAGAAATTGAAATTATTCCAGAATATGATGAAAACCGATTTAGTGTTAAGATGACTTTTTACATTCTTAGCAGAACCGAACCAGTAACGATAGAATTTTTCTTAAATAGAGAAAGATAAAATGGCAGACCGTTTAAACATATCCGAATTAGACTTTGATCTAATAAAACAGAACCTAAAAGAATTTCTTCGAACTCAAAATGAATTCCTAGATTATGATTTTGCTGGTTCTGGATTGAATGTTCTTTTGGACGTTCTTGCCTATAACACTCACTACAATGCTTATTATCTGAACATGGTGGCCAATGAGTCATTTATGGATAGTGCTGCATTAAGAAATTCTGTTGCTTCCCATGCAAAAAGAATTGGATATGTCACTCGGTCAGCTAGAGCACCAAGAGCAATAGTCAATATTACTGTCCCAACTGGCAATTCAACCGCAGGTTCATTGACAATACCAAGAGGATACATTTTCTTCTCTTCTCAGATTGATGGAGTTACCTATAAATTTGTCACTCTTGATTCATATACTGTTGCTAAAACAGGAACAAATTTTGTATTTACCAATATTCCAATCTATCAAGGAAGCTTGCTAAGTTATTCATTTGTCAATAGCTACTCCTCAAATCCAAAGCAATTATTCACGATTCCATCCACAGATATTGATACCAGCAGCCTTGTTGTCAATGTTCGTCAATCGTCGGGAAATACAACTTCTGTGGTGTATGAAATGTCTGAAGATGTATTGAATATCCAGTCTGATTCTGAAGTGTATTTCCTGCAAGAAGGAAAAGATGGACGTTATGACATCTATTTCGGTGACAATACTATAGGTAAGAAAATACCTGATGGTGGTATTGTAACAGCAGAATACTTAATTACCCAAGGTGAAGCAGCAAACAAAGCAAATAGCTTTATCGGCACAGCTTCAATTTCTGGGTATACATCAATAAACATCAATGAAATTTCTTCAGCATCCGGTGGTTCTGCTAGAGAAACTGTTGATGAGATTAAGTTTGCAGCACCACTAAGTCTGCTTTCACAGAATCGTGCAGTTACAAAAAACGATTACATCCGTTTGATTCAGCAAAAGTATCCACAATTTGAAGCAGTTAATGTATGGGGTGGTGAAGAAAACAATCCACCAATCTATGGTAAAGTATTTGTTTCAGCAAAGCCAAAGCTTGGTTTTGAAGTGACACAGACTGAAAAAGAATATGTAAAAGAAACCATATTGAAGCCAATGAGTATGTTGACTGTTACACCAGAAATTGTAGATATTGATTACAATTATCTAAAAATTACATCATCTGTATATTACAACAAAACAAAATACAATGGCTCACAATCACAGCTTGAAGATGGTGTAAGAACAACGATACAAAATTACACATCAACAAATCTAAATCAATTTAATACATACTTGAATTTTTCAGGTTTAGAGACTAGCATTGACAGTTACAATCGTGCAATTGTTTCAAATCAAGCAGATTTGTTTGTTGCTAAAAAATTCAGACCAGATTTAATTAATTCTGATAACTATGTTCTTGACTTTGGTTTTGAATTAACCAAAGGTACCACAAATGATAACTTCTATTCTTCACCGGATTTTACTTTAGTGGATGAGATGGGTGTTAGCAGACAGTGTTTCTTTGAAGAAGTGCCATCTTCGTTTACTGGTTTAGAGTCAATCAATGTTACAAATCCTGGC